GCCATCAGGATACAACAAGGGTAGACTTATGAATATCCTTGAAGATAATGTATTCAATGACTTTAGAGAAGAATATGAGGATATGTTTGGTTCAGTAGCAGAAGCTAACTGTACTGCTAAAGCTGAACAAGATGCAGCTAGAAAAGGTATCGACTTTGAAGATGCTATGGAATCAATACTAAAACGATGGGATAGATTACCTAAGCCATTGTATTCATTCAGTGAAGCAACAGACGCTGGACTTAAAGCAGTACGTGAGAAATACACTATGGCTGGGCTTGGTGGTACATGTATGGTAGTAGATGAAATCGCTTTCAATCTATCTAAGTTTGAAGAAGTATTCACATCATTCTTGGAAGTATATGATGTAGCCAAACTAAAAGATAAGCTAATTAAAGTAGACAGCAATGGAGAGTCTGGGAAGATACCAGCTACACTATTAATGTTTGGTTCACCAAGCAGTCTACTTAATGGGTCTAAAACAGAAGAAGACTTTATGAGTATGTTACATCAGGGTTTTGGCAGAAGACTCTTCTATAGCTATATTAAAAACTACGATAAACTACAAGAGGAAAGTCCGCAAGAGATTATTCGTAGAGCCAAACAAAGTAAAGGCAAAGAGTCTCACTTCAGTTGCTTTAAGTCATTGGCTAATAGACAATGGATTGGAGCTACATTACAACCTACTGATGAATTCTTTATTCATCTATTGAATTATAAACGTGAGTGTGAAAAGAAAGCAGAGCTATTAAAATCTCATCAAGAGATTCAACTATTTGAGTTATCACATAGATACTGGAAAGTATTTAAGTTAGCTGGATTGTTAGCTATTGCAGAATGTCGCACTAGCGTTACAATGGATGACCTAGAAGATGCAATCTCATTTGCAGAAGAGTCTGGTTTACATTTTGAACAAATAATGCTTAGAGAGCCTAATTACATACGTCTATTCAATTACATTGCTGACGTAGGAACCAAAGTAACTGAAGCTGACTTATATTCAAATCTGCACTTCTATTCATCCAGTAATCAAGGAGCGAAGAAAGATATGCGTAACCTTGCAGCTGCTCATGCATACAATGTAGGGGGAGTCTTTAAAGAGACAAGTAAGAATGGAGTTAATTTCTACGAAGCTGAACTTCTAAAAGAAACAGACTTGAACAAGCTAATTCTATCGTATTCAACAGACATAACTACTGGATATGAAAACGTAGCAGTTAAATATGATGAACTCGGACAGTTTGTTATTACTGATGGTTTCCATTATGTAGCTCATCATTTACTTGATGGCTATAGAAAGGCAGAGAACGCTACTGGACACATTAATCTAGTTGTGCTTGATGTTGACCATGAGTGTAGCATTGAGCTTGCTCAGGCTATGTTAAAAGACTATACGTATATGTTGTATACAACAAAGAGACATACAGATAAAGAACATCGTTTCCGTATCATTATGCCACTCAAATATAATGTAAAGTTTAATGCAGAGGACTATAAAAGATTCATGAAGAATATAGCTGAATGGTTACCATTCGAGACTGATGAAGCTACATTCCAATTAGGTAGAAAATGGTTGACGAATTCAGGAACATTGTATAAAAACAATGGTATTCTACTTGACCCAACAAACTTTATACCTAACACTCAAAAAGCAAATGAGACTAAACGTAATATTGATGACCTATCTAATATGGACTCAATTGAACGATTCTTCTTAATGCAATTAAATGATGGAGGAAGTAGAAATAATACAATCGTAAAACTTGGATTAATGTTGGTGGATAGTGGTTTCAGTTATGAATCTATTGAAGATAAATTAATATCATTCAATGAGAAGATTGACGAACCATTATCTGTTAAAGAAGTAATGTCTACAGTAATGCAGACAGTTAGAAAGAAAATAGCAGAAAGGGATGCATAATGTCGGAACATATAACTAAAAACTTACTCCTCGTTGGAAATACGGGAAGTGGAAAATCTACAAGCCTACGGAACTTACCGTTAGAAAAAACAATCTATATCAATACAGAAATGAAAGCATTGCCATTTAAAGGCTCATCTAGGTTGAAACAGTCTATTAAACTGTCAGACCCAGATGAAATGATTGGAGGTATGGATTGGATTGAAGAACAAGACGATGTTGATTATGTAGTAATCGACTCAATATCAATGTTAATGGATATGTGGTACATGAAACACCTAGCAACTGCACCAGCTAACAAAACTATGCAGATGTGGGGTGAATATAAGAACTTTGGTATGGAAGTAATCATGAAAATGAAAGCTTCTAAAAAGTTCTATATCATGACTGCACTTATGGCTGAGTCTACTGATAAATTCGGGATAGTTGATTGTCAATATGCTAAGGTACAAGGTTCGTTAGCAAAAAATATTGAAGCACATTTCACTGTAGTAGCATTTACTGATACAACAGAAGAAAAAGGAAAAGAGCCTACTTATGGCTTAATCCTAAAAAAGACTGCATCAAGACCGTTAATCACTGGGAAAAGCCCATTTGATTTCATGGATGGTAAAAAAGTATTCGATGACAATGACCTTATGGTTCTAGTTAAAGAGGTAGAGGATTATGTTGTCAGTTGATAACACTCCTCCATGGGAAGAAAGTGCTCTTGAAATAGAGTTAAACAATATAAACAAAATAAAAGGAAATAGTATGGCAAGTTTTAGTGAAATGTTCGCAGCAAAGAAAGCAGCACAAGCAAATGTAGAAGTTGAAAGCTTCGAGGAAAAAGGTTCTATTGGTTCAGGCGGTTCAAACTTTAAGATTGAAAATGATGGTGTATATACAACACTTATTGATATGGTTACATTCCATCAGTCAGCATCAAGTGAAGCTTGTTGGTATGAAATTACATTGAAGACTGAAGTAGGTCAGAAAGTTAAAACAAAACTGTTCGTTACCAATAGAGATGGAGATACATTCTCAATTGACAAAAATGGTAACAAGAAAGTATTATCTGGTAATGCTCGTATGGGTGGATTGAACTATCTAATCACTGGTGAATGGGATGGAATGCCATGGCCAGAAGAAAAAGAGATTATGGTATACGACCACTCACAAGGTGGAGAAGTATCTAAAGCAATGCTTATCGTTACATCATTGATTGGTAAGCCAGTAGCTATTACAGTTAAGATGATTATTGAAGATGGTTACCCTGATGCTATGGTATCTCGTACAGTACCAGATATTCGTAACTTCCTAGACCCATTAACAATGAAATCAGCTACAGAGAAACGCAATGGTTCAGAAGCTATTGTGGTAGAAGACTTCAAAGAAGCTATTGCTAAATCATCTGAACCAATTGATAAACGTGACAAGTCTAAAGGTGGTAAGACTGCAACAGCAGATGTTACTAAACCAAAGACTGGGTTTGGATTCTCTAGCTAATGAAATGGATATATCAGAATGAAGAGATTGATTCTCTTCCTGATGAAGTAATGTATATGGTGTATAAGATAGACTATACAAATGGTACATCTTACATTGGCTCTAAAGTGGTTCGTTCTGAATTAAAAATGAAACCACTCGTAGGTATGCGTAAGAATGCCAAGAGAGTAGCTAGAAAGGAAAGTAACTGGAAAAACTATGTAGGTTCCAGTAAGCTAAATGAAGGGCTTGTAATAGCCTCAAAAGAGATATTACACCTATGTTCCAATAAAAGAACCAGTACATATCTGGAACAGAAAGAATTATTCTGTAGAGGAACCATAGAAAGCAATTTATATAACAATGCAAATATTGGAGGAAAGTTCTTCGATAACTGCTTAGATGGATTATTAACCTATGAAAAAATTACACTACCTAACTGAGTTTCCTAAACTATCTAAATCAAATTCATTTGCAATAGAAGGTCATGTATTCTACACAAAGAAGATAGATGGAGTATATAAAGCTTGGCTTTATCCATCTGGTCTACTTATTACACTAGCAGTCACAAAAGAAAAATTACTATCTCTAATTGAATCTCGTATTCATTTAGTTCACGCATTACCCTAACGGGTAATGCTATTTTTTTTTATACAGCTGGTATCAACATATTGATTGCATCATCAATAGCTTCTATTGTATGCGCATGAGTTAAATCCAATACAGTATCAACTGGATTGGGCATGAATCTTCCAGCACTTACAAATGGCAATGCTGAATCAATAGGGTCAGCTATATCACCAAGTAATTTCTGAGTCAATATCTCAGCAGATGCTCTACTTGTCTTCTTAGACACCATCTTGCCAATAACACGTTGTACTCTTAATAGATACTTCATGAATCTCAATGGACTCATATCGCTACCATATTTCAAAGCTTTATGCTGAATAAGAGAATAGTTAATAAACATTTCTTCTACTTCATCAATAGCATCTTCAGATTTTATACCCTTCTTTTCAGTAGCATGTTTATAATATGCATACTTACCTACGAAGTCAGAATACTGCACAAACTTCATGAAAAATTGGAATGTCTTAGTATTCTTATCCATATACAAGAAATCTATAGTATTCTTAATTGGAGTAGGAAGCTTGCTTGTTATATTTGAACCAAAGTTCTCAACCAAGTTAGTAGTAGAATCATATTCAATCTCTGTCTCATCAATGATAGATTGGAATTGTCCAGACTCTACAAGAACCTTAACCTTATTATGCTTGATAGCATTAGCTAATCTAGCTAACTCAACAGCATCATAAGATAGTCCACGCTTACGTCTAAGGTCAATCATATTGTATGCCTTAGTATCTGTGCGAAACTTATTCATCAATACTCTGCCTTCATTCATACCCTGAACGATAGCTATTGGATTCATCCCATATACTGACAACATAATCACGTTAGAGATTAGGTTATCCAATACAACATCAAGAGTCTTAAATACAATTGATTCACGTACATGTGAAGAAATATCCATCCATATTTTCTCAGATAATCCTACTACCCACTTCAATGTCTCATGCTTCTTAAAGAACTCTAACTGTGTAACAGAAAAGTTCTTATATCCGAATACTTGGTCGATAATATCCTTACGAACCTTTAATGGCTTAATCTTGCCATCCTTATCTCTACCCAATTTGTTGTGAAGAAACTTACGAGTCAATGGAGGCATGATAGAATACATAGCTTGTACTTTCTCATCATTAAAATCAATATCAATGAATGCATCTGGCTCAGTAGCTACATTATCCATATCTTTAATCAAAGCATTAATCGTACTTCTATTGATAGCAAGACCTTCTACTTTACGCATAGTCATTGAATGATATTCTGATAAACCAATAGATATTTTTCTATCTTGGTTCAAGATATTAGCCTTCATAGACTTAGAAGCCATGTATCTATATCCAACAACACCATCTGATTGCTTAGGGCTTAACAATGGAGCCATGAATTGACCAGTATGTCCACCTATTTGAATCTTCTTCTCCATTTGATATGACATATCAGCATCAATCATCTTCTCATCTTTTATCATCTCAGAAGATTTATGCTTCATCTGTGTAACGTCCATAAGACCTTCAGTGTAACGAGTCTCTATATTAGGACGACTCATTATATATCTAGCCTTAGAACCTTCTACTATAGTTGTAGGCATTGTCTTGCCAACTACTTTATATCCACGTTTAGACATCTCATGAACTTTCTCTTCATCAACAACTGTCATATCAACACTAGCGTCGAATGATTCGTAACTGTATCCCTTAATAGCAAGATGACCTTGACCTATATCACTAAACAATGTCTTCTCTGAATACCTCTTAATATGAGCATATTCAGTTATTATCTCATGAACACCTTCTGTATTATTCACAATGAAATTAGAAGCAACTGCTTTAGTATCTTTATTCTCATACTTCAATGCATACAATGTAGCTAACTTATCAATCATTGGCTCAACACCACTGACTACTTTAAATGAACCATTAGCATATTTACCTGATGCAATATTCTTAGCATTAAACATCTGTCCATGAGGAATACCGATAATGTTTGTAGCTAAGTAATACCCAAGACCTTCAGCTTGATTTCTGGCATAGTTAATAAATCTTTTATTGCCTTCACCTTTAGCCATCATATACAATTGTTTTTCAATTTCATTAATATGACTATCCAAGAATGCATCATCAGTCAATAGCTTAGCTATCTCATCTGGTTTCATACCAAGAACCGATATATCAGCATCTACCAACACTGATTGCAATGCAGTCTCTTCTTCAGCTGTAGCTCCATTCAATGAAGCAAGAATAGAATCTTTAATATACTTTCTCATCTCAGAATATTTACGTTGGTTATTCTCTTTAACCCTCATCAAATCAATTATAGGTTTAACCTTACTTCCATGTCCAGCTAACTCAGTCTTCATAGAACGCAATAGCTTATTATTGACAATCTTCTTAACAAGATTATTTTCTTTCAATGCTCCAAGCTTAGCACGTAAATCAACTGTACCATCCATAGCTTTCTTCAACAATACATTGGATTGCTCTACAATCTTCAAGTCAAACTTATCCATATACTCATCAATGATATTATCTTTACCATACGCTTGACGTATTGATTCACTGTTCTGATATTGTTGGTTCATCTTATATAGGTCAGCAGTTAATCTATCTATGTCAGCCTTGAAATTACCAGTAGTCTTCTGACTCTTAAATCCATTAAGAACAAATGCAATAGCATCTTCAAACATCTGTCCAATACGAGCCAAGAAAGATAATTCTTCGACTGGAGATTGTAGCTTATCTAAGTATGAAGAGAATCCTTCATTAGTCTTAGCAAATGCAATCATCTCTGAAGGACTAGACATGATATAGTCATATCTCTTTTTGGCTTCCTTCTCATCAATCATAGAATCAATACGACCAGCCATTACATTCTTTTTATAGTCTTCATACGTCATTACTTTAGATAAATCACGTAGTAGTTTATCAGCACGCATTTTAAGCTGCATAGAACCTCTTAAAGCATACTCAGTAGCTTTGTGTACCAATTCATGAACAAACGACTCCTGAGCTGTCATAGACGTTGTAGAGAGCATACTTTTAGTAGGAGCAATAGTTATGTTACCACTTACTAAGTTTACCTTACCATGTGATTGCTTTCCTGCTTGAACCAAGAATACTTTCTCAGCACTATCCTTGATAGGTTGTCCAAGTACACTAGATACTTCTTGTATGATAGCTTTCAACTCAGCATTGTTAGATGCTTTACCATAAAACTTACCTAGATGATTGAATATGTTAGTCAATGCACTAGCATCATGAGCCAAGTCAAATGTCTTCTTGATTTTAGAAGACATTGGTTCATGGTCTGTACCTAACTCTTCATCAGTATAGTCATCCATATAATCCATATCTTTTTCAATAGACTTAAACTCTACTGCATTAGCATTCTCTACATAAGATGCTCTATCCTCTGGAGTGGTCATATACGAACCAGTATCTAATCCTGACATCTGTCCTACAGATTTAATATGGTTAGCAAATTGAGCTACATTGCCTTGACCTTCAGCAATAGTCTTATCAAGATACTTGATGAACTCAACAGCTGGAACCTTCAATACTTTATTTTCTTCATCATGAAATGATTTACTAAATTTACTTTGTAGTTCTTCAATAGCTTCACTTGTTAAACTAGCTACATTGTATCCAACTGTTAATCCTTCAACGTGTTGCTCATTAGCAGATATATAATCAGCTAGTCCATTACGGATAGAAGCTATTAGACTGTATCCAGTATTAATATTCATATATGATTTATTATATATCTCAGAACCTTGTACTGCTCCATCTACTCCAGTGAGAATAGCATCAAAGACCTGTAATAGATTCGTGTTATTTAATACATCAAACATTATGGTTCCATCTATATTATGGATTCCTACTACAGCCCACTTCTTATCACCCATCTTCGTAGATGAATATCCTTTAGCATTAGAACCACCAACTGGTAATTCATACGTCTTAGTATGATACTGCATTTCAGTAAGACTATTTGAATTTTCATGAGTCTTCTTATTCATCTTGCGCTTAGAACCATCTTCTCTAACGAATGCTGGATTAATATCAACTACTGGTTGGTCATGCGTATGCGTGTCATTAACATACCCAGAAGCGTTCTGATACTTAGGAGCTATCTCTAACATATTCTTCTTAGCTTCTTTAACCTGAGCTACTGTAGAAGCCTTATTATTGATTACCTCAACAGCATCTTTATAATCTTGGTTCTCAGCTAATAGTCTACGTCCAATCTCAACAGATTTCATAGCAGCATCTTGATAGATACCAATCTCATTAAACTTATCAGACATTACTTCACCAAACTTTTGTCCAACAGCTTTAGAGAATAATGTAACTAATGCATCCATTTCTTTATCAGTCAATACCAACTCAAGAGCTTCAGCTTTATTCTTAGTCTTCTTCATCTTCTTGATAACAGACTCAATACCAGCAATAGCATCTGCTCTCAATGCTTCTTTACCGCCTTTGTTGAACTCAACAGTGGCTTCAAGGTGAGATACAAAACTTTTATTATCTACGAATTGTTCAAACATAGTTCGTGTGTATTCTTCACCAACCTTCTTTGCGATATTATTAGCAGATGAACCATACTGAAATACCATTACTGGACTCTTAGCTATCTTACGTTTAATCTCAGCTATTACAGAACGAGCAAGTTTATCTCTTACAGCTTTAACACCAATGGTTTCATTAACAGCTTTAGCTATCCATTCATACGTATCGTCATTACCTTCAGCCTTCCATTGTTGATATGTCTTGTCCTTGACAGTGTATAGACCTACCCTAGCAGCCATCTGTTTCATTCTAGGAACAAGACCTTTCTTATCAGCAAACACCATTGATTGCCACATAAGATGAGATAGTCCATTAGTAACACCATCTGTTTCTAAAATAATCTTAGTCTCAAATGATTCTTTAACATTACCATTGTTATCAATCTTGTCAATAACTTCAAGCAATGAAGTCACACCACGTAAACCATGTATATTACCAATATCATTAATAGCTTTAGCTACTTGAGCTTCACTGTACTTAGACTGATTAATAAGAATCTCAATATGAGAGCCTTTCATATTAATCTCTGTTCTAATATGAGCTATCAAAGCTTTAAAATTCTTAGCATTGACCTCTGCTGTTACTTTATCTGGAGCTTTGAAATCTTTACCTATGACACCTTCAGCATAATGCTCAAGTGATTGCAATACACCAAACTTGAATATAGCTTGGTTCTCTTTAGTTACAGTGCCCTTATATGCATCAGTATCAACCATAAAACGAGAGAATGCCTTGTCGTTCTGATAGTCTGCTCCACCAGAACTATTAGTCATAGAACGTCCACTAATAGTAAAGAAATGTTCATAGCTCCATACAGCATCTTCTGTCTCTAATTCACTAGCAGTACGAAAGAATTCATTAGAGTTTCTAAAGCTCAATATACCAGCATTGCGAGTAGATATTAGATTATCTCTCCAATTGATATTGGTTCCATCAATCTCAGCTTGACTTGGTAATCCAAGAATAGAAGCAACTTCATCATCAGAATACTCTCTACCATCAAAGAAGCTATACATAGAATTATTCAATGTAAACTCTCTGCTATTCTGAGACACTAGAGCTTGCTCCTGAGCTTCATTAATAGTTAGGTCATGTCCTTGTATGTCTTGACGTAGTTTGACCTTCTCACTTAGCTTGATGAACTTAGGAATTGGTCTATCATATACATTCAATGAATCGGCAATAGGTGATACAAAAGCATGAACATCTTTTAGTGTAGTATTTGTTTTAGAACGAGGAAGCCTAATCAATGTCAATGACAATGCTGGATTCTCTTCACTATGAATAGTCTCTGTCTCAACTAAACCAAGCTCAATCAATGTATGGAGTGATGAATGTCCAATCTCTTCTTCTGCGTGGGTAAGCTCTCTAAAACTAATTTCATTAGATATTTTATATCCAGAAGCTTTAATAACATCTCTACCAATACCATGAGTATTAGATACAATAGGAATACCACCATATCGTAATGCTTTACGTATAGCTGACTTATCATTTTCAAAGTGTTCTTCTAACCACTCTTTACTACTATCAGTTGAACCAACTGGAGTACCATTAGCTACCTTCTCCATAGCTATCATCATAGCGTATTGAGCAAACTCTTCTGGGTATCCAAATGTCTTACCATCAATAACTCTATCTGCAAATAGCTTAGCCATAGATGGAGCATTAACTTCACCCTTTTTATTTACAAATGGATTATCTGTACCCATTGTAGTAAAGAACATTGTGTTGAATCTCTCGTGAAACTTCTTGAATGTATCTACTGCTTCTCCATGACGTTGAGCCAATTGGTCTGCTGTAATACCAGCCTTACGTAGAAAGATATTTTTATCTACTGCATAGGTCTTAACAAAATCCATAACATCAGATATTCCTTCTTCTGAAAATATCTTATTGAATCCATTATGTTCTGGTTTAGTATATACAGCATGCTGTCTAACATCTTTAACTGCTTCAGATATATCAGATGTAATCTCAGATGATTCTTGTTTAACTTCCACGATATTTTCTTTTGGCTCAGTCTTCTTTGGTTCTGCTTTTACAGATACCTTAGTCCATACTCCAGCACCTTTAGAATCATCACGAACATATCCATTCTCAGATAGATACTTAGCTAATGCTACTTCACCTATATTATATTTAGATGTAGCATTGATATGTTTCTCTGTATCCATAACAATAGTAGCTCCAGCCTTAATAGCTTTATCTACTAATCCAACAATACCATTCTTCTTATCCATTGGGTCAATACGACCTTTGCGATTACCGTTACTTGATACCCACACAACATCATCTTTACTGTACTTACCAGTATTAGCCAACTTTCCATACAGACTAGCATATCTATCAGTAGAACTACCTTTTGAACCAAGTCCAATATATTGAGTAGCCATCTTAGCTTTGATAACTTCTTTCCAAGTATGCTTACTTGCAGATGTATTCTTATTGGCTTCAGCTATCTTTTCTACTATACCGAATGGAACTTTAGGCTTACTAGCTTTTGGTTCCTTCTGTTTAATAGCTTTACCAACAAATGCAATACGTTTAGCCATGGCATTGTACTCAGCCTTCAGATACACTCCTAATTGCTTCTGAGCTTCTTTAGAGATATTAACAGTATCAAACTTAGCTAAAACCTCTTCGACAGTTCTAGCACCTCTAGATGAATACAGACGAGCATTCATACCAAACAAGTCTTCACCAGATTTTTTACTAATCTCATTCAATAGCTTAGCATTGATTTCTCTCATAGTATCAGGAAGTTTAGACAACTCAGCTTTAGCTGAGTTCATAGCAGTTATAGCTTCTTCAGCACTACCTAAAACGTCTTGTACGACATCATCTTCCATATCCCATATAGATTTATGTTTAGCTAGTTCTTCGCTTGTAGAGACGTTCTTTATATCACTAACGATAGCTTCTACTTTCTCCACTTCATTGAGTTCTGCAAATGGAGTAGCCTTGCCATTCTCATGAACCATAGATACTGAACCATCTTCAGATTTAACTGCCTTAGATTTAGACATCTCAACTTCAACGCCTTTGCGATATTCAGCATACTGCTTAGTATCCATCGTAGCTAAGTCTACTTTGCCAGTAGATATATCCTCTTTAATTCTATTCATAACTTCTTCACTAGCTGGAACTACTTGCTCAGATTCTATTGGCTTAGCTTCAGCAATCTGTTTATCAGCATTAGCTTTAGAACCAAACATATTCATTGTGCTTGGAACTACTGTACCAGCAAGTGATGTACCACCACCAGCTACAGCACCTAATAATCCAGCAGTTGCTACATCTACTAAATTTTCTTTAGTATATGAACGACTATCCAATAAGCCAGAACTCCATACATCACCAGTTATGGCATAGCTGTTACCTAGCATTTGTTGTCCAGCTTCAGTAAGTCCTTCTACGACTATAGACTGTGCTACATCTCTCAATGCTGTTTTAGCACCAACCTTAGAGAATAGTGCTCTTGATGCTATATTTTTAACAGCAGATACTTCTGCTTTAAATCCAACTCTATCAAGCATAGCTTGCTGAATAGCAGTTGGTGTAGCTTTCAATAAATCCATTGCAGTTATAGTTTCATTAGATGAATTTGCTTCCTTTAATCTTCTACTCATCTCAGCCATTTTAAATTCATAATCTGGACTATTAAAATCTTCATTCATAGCTTCACGAGTAAATTCTTGAGTAACTTTCTCGTTACGCTCCTTAGCATCTTCGTAAGCATAATTAGCAGTCATCAGAGCATATTTAGTTGGGTCTAATGCCATAGCAGCCATATAAGGCAATGATGATGATATTACTTCAGGAGCAGACTGTATGGCATGTCCTATAGCATCACCATAATGTCCTGAAGCTATATCAGTCTTAACTGATGATAATTCTTCAGATGGAACATAGTTATTCTCTTTACGCATTTCCAATAGGCTATTAGCTATACCCTTAAACATCTTGTTTTTTGATGGGTCAGAACCAATATTTGATGATAAACTATCTGATAATATTGAACCAACATTAGCTAGGTTAGAACCTAGTGTATATGTAGAGTCTAGGAATGCATCTTGAACTTGGTTCTGCATAAGTAATGGATGATTTGATTGTGGAGTCAATGAGCTAGTTCTAGCTGGGTTTAAATCCAGCACTCTAGCATTGACTGGTATGATAGGTACTGCCATAGAAGCTCCAATATATTAATAGCACAATTGTATCATATTGTACTTATTTTATATTCAACAAAGCCTTATGTGCAGAAGATGGGTCTGTAGCAATTTTACCTTGCCATAGTAATTTCTCTGATGGATGAATTTTTCCAGCATTTACAAGTTCATTATACAATGCAGTAGGCTCATTGGTTGTTGAATCAAATGCTAATAATCCACCAAATGTATTTTGGTCGTTATATGCTGCTCTAGTTGCTACTGGGTCTAATAATCCAGTAGCTTTAGATGTTCTCAAGGCGCTCTGGAATACTGGACTAGCACCAGTAAATTTAGGCATATTTGTTTTAGGGTCAATAACGTATCCAGCAGAATCAAGCTCTTTAGCTATTCCCCACTTCTTATACATGTTATCAATCTTAGTTTGCTCTCTACGAACTTTAAGCTCTTGAGCTTGTAGTCCTTCAGAACTCACATTGTGACGCTTCATTTCAGCAAGTTTCATTAGTTCATTATCATAGTTTTTATTAAACTGTCTAATGCTTTCATTAAACTGATTATCCCTTTGAACAAACTCACCAGACTTAAATGCATCACCAATAGTATCTCTATTAAGTTGATATGCTTTATCTTCTCCACGATGGAATCCAGCTCTTGATGTATCCACTTGTTTCATAAGCTCAGGAGAAGCATATGGTGACATAGTTCCAGCTGATAGTAATTGTTGTTGATAATTCTCTGGAGTAGCTTTACCAAGCAATTCTGTTACGTACATATTGGCTTTCATTTGTTGTTGAGCTTTTCTATCTACACCAGCATCAGCTACAAGCTTATCTACACCACCAGTGACTCCTTGAGTAGCCAATAGAATATCTCTTACATTATATGGTTGTCCTCCAGCATTAGGCTGAACGTGAGCAGTATCATAGTATCCCATTGTTAAACTCCACTTCTTTGATATGTACCACCAGCTGCTTTAGCAAATGCTGATTTATTAGCTTCGTCTCCACGAATCATATTCTTTTGCATATTGGCTTGGTCTTTCTGATATTTAGCATTCATATATGCTCCATATAGTCCAGCAACTCCACCTAGAGCAGAACCTACTCCACTAGCAATAGAACCATATTTCTCCCAATCAGATTTCTGACCCATCTCAGCAATTTGTTTTTGAGCAGCAATGTTCTTATCAGCCAATAGATTTGATTGTTCTGCATTAAACTTAGCAACATCCATAGGACTTTGAACTACAGCAGGAGCTACTACAGATTGTGGTATAACATCAGGAGATTGCATATCATCTCCCCAAGATTCCAAAGCAGTTGTATTCATTGGCTGATTATACTCTCCAGCTTGATAATTAGCAACAGATGACTTAACTGGCACTAGTGCTGGTGGAGGTAACATACCAGACGGTTGTTTCTTTGTTGACTGTAAAGCTGATTTAGGTGTAGCAGTATTATTAACAGCTACTTTTGGAGCAACAGTAGACACAACGGTATTTCTTTTTGGCACAACTGGTTGTGGCGTAGTGTTTGTTTCGTTCCAATATCCAGTAGAAACTGGAATGTCAGAACCTGAACCTGCATCGGTTGGAGCAAATAGCAGTCCAGCTCCAGCACTGAGTTTGCCACCAAATCCAGCAACCGTATCATATAACCCAGCCAATCCAGTTCTGGCAACCACTGGTTTCGCTATTGGAGTTGTTTTTGGAACATAGCTCAACGCTTGTTTTTTAATAAATGATGACGTTGATGGTTTCACATATTTTGTATTAAGGTTTAATGCGTTTGCATTAACATATTCGTTTAACATATTAACTCCCTATTTTTAGTCTACACTAATTCCATCCGAAGATAGAACTATTTAAACTTTACTTACGATATATCTTTTAATCTCTTCACTACGAGCAAATCCATTGTCATCTTTAGTGAACTTAATTGTAGTCAATGATTTAATCATATCGTACACTGGTTCAGGGATTTCAACTTCTTGTCCAAATCTAATCATACAAGTATATTCATTGATACCGATTGGTAAATCATACTCTGTCTCATCTCGTGATTCTACAACACATTTGATACGTGGAAAGTCACGGATATATTTAAACATAGGCTTTGTAATTACTACTGGTGCCTCTTCTACTTCTAGGTCAGGAACTTCATTCATACCCATTGCTTCCAATGTGTCTTGAATCTTATCAAACATTTTAGCCTTAGTTGCTACATTTGCATACCCAGCAATTGAGAGTTGTTTAGCGACTCTTTTCATATCAGTCAAACTAAGCTCTCGAATTTCATCTAGTAACATTATGTATATCCTTTTTTGATTTGTGGTTTTAACTCCACTATTATATCACCCGAAGGTGATATTAAGTAGGTTAGCTCTCGTAAGGGATAAGAGAAGCAACATCACTTGTTACACAAGTTTCAAGACGAGCCATAAACAATTCATTAAGAATCTTAGCTCCACAATACATTTTCCAACCGATAGAACCTTTTTGGTTCAATGCATTCTCGGCACCACCAGAATTCAACGCTTTGAAAATCATTTCAGTACCTTGCTTACCACGTACAGATACAGCAGCATAAGCTTTCTCACCCATAAGCAATGAACAATATACATTCTTGAATGTACCAGAGTTACCACCAGTTCCAGCAACAGACTTAACTTTCAAGTTCAAGTTCTCTACGAAACGAATTTCATTGTATGAACCAACTTCACCTTCCATAATATCTTTGCTGTAAGCATATTGCTCAACAGGAATAAAACCAGTAAGTGCTTTCAAGTCAGGGAACTGATTAGGATGAACCATACAGATATAAGCATCACGAATTGGCTTAGAACCAATCTTCACACTACCATCAACGATTGATTTAAACTTCTTAGCTTTAGCATTTTTGAGTTTCAAAACTGCAAGGTCAAGGTTAGTTGTAGTCAAGATTGATGTAGCAACAGAAGCAATGTTAGCATCAACTAGAGTAGCAGATGAAGTTGTTGAACCAGCATATACAACATTGGTTCCAGCAGAGATAACATCACGAATAACTACGTCAGCAGTTTCAGCAGCTTGTGTTCCAAGAATATCAGTAAACTGAGACTTAATGTTATCAACATCAAAGATATCAATTTGGTCTGTATAAGTAAGGAATGAACCATACTGAGCTACACCAAAGTCTACTTTTTCACGAATAGGAGTTGTTTCATTAGGAAGCAAACCTTCTGTTAGTGGAGTAGTAGCTGGACGTAGGTTACGGTAACGGAATGCAAACATTGTCTTAACACCAGAGTTAGCTGGAATAAAACGAGCATCAGCATATTTGTCAAACATCATGTCTTGAGTAACACGAAGCAAGTGAAGTGGGTCATATAGTTTAGAAAACTCAACACCAGTAGAACTATTAGCTTGGGCTGTAAAGCCAGTATAAGAAGTACTCATTGATTATCCTTTATTTAATAATTACGTATGTATACGCAGTAGAATTAGCTAAGCCACCAATTGTGACACCATATAAACCATTAGCATTAACACCTACAGTAAATGTAGCAGTAAATGTACCCTTGACAGAAGGAACAGTGATTCCATCTACATAACTAGCCATAAGCGTTCCAGCATTATTTACTAGATTGATTTGATATGGCTTAGAACCAGTATCAATAACTTTTGTTGTTTCAGCAGCACCAGTGGTAAAAGTACCATTCAAAGTATTTAGTAACATATTTTATCCTCTCATTAAATTAGCTTGCTGTCTAATTCTATCGACTAATTCATCTGGAGACAATTTACTATCCCAAACATCAAATCCACCTTCAGACTGAGAACCAGCTGATGATGAACTA